CACCTGGGGGGCGCGGACCTGGGGGGCGCGGACCTGGGGGGCGCGCACCTGCGGGGCGCTAGACGGTACTCTTTCGACGTCGGGGTATCTGATTGGGATCTGGTCAACGGCGTGCTTCGAAAGGTAGGTGCCCCGTGAGCGATCAGTACGATCTTGCGCAGACTGAGCGGATTCTTGCTCGAGTTGGACGCGACCGTGATCAGTATCTCGAGCAACCCCAAAAGCCCCGTCTCGAGACGGACTCAGACAAGCGCAAGGCGATTCCCCTCGCGTCTGGATGTCTGGACTACTTCCCCGATGCCCTCGCCGCCGTGGCGGAGCTCTCGCACGTGGGCAACGAGAAGCACAACCCCGGGGAGCCGCTGCACTGGGCGCGAGGGAAGAGCACCGACGAGGCGGATTGTTTGCTCCGACACTTCGTCGAGCGCGGGACCGTCGACACGGACGGGATCCGGCATTCGGTCAAGGTGGCGTGGCGGGCGTTGGCCCTGCTCCAGAAGGAACTCGAGGCGGCGTACGGACTCCCGATATCGAGGGGGTCGCGATGATTCTCAGGGGAATGATGCGGGCTTTGACTGACCAGACCACGCCCGGGCCTTGGGAGCAACGCCTCGATCGGATTGGAGGAGGACGAGTGATCCCCCGTACCGTCCTCGTCAACGGCGTCCGCTACCGAACCGCCGTGCGTCCGCGCGCACACTTCCGTTGCGATGGGGTCGATCTCGACGGGCTTTGCGATCCCGAACAGGCGCTGATCGTCATCGCGCGCGAGCTCGCGCCGTCGCAGCAGACCGCGGCGTATCGGCACGAGATCGGGCACGCGGCGTTCCACGAGTCCGGGGCGTCCGAACTCCTGAAGGACTACACCACGCAACCGGATCGATTGGAGGAGGTTCTCTTGCAAGTTTTCGCGCCCGTGTACCGTCTTGCGTTGGGGGTCAAATGAAAAACCGCGGAAGTTTCGTTCCCAAGTGGTCCGATGAGCAGATCGAAACGGCCCGGGCGCTCGTGGACGAGGCGCCTACGAAGACGCGGGGGTATGCAAGCGCGGCGGACTACCTGGGCATCACCGAAGATGCGGCGCGCAAGGTGGTGAGCGGGCGCAATCGCGGGCCGCGCAAGCGCGCGACGCAGTCGCCCGCCCCCCTCCCGACCTATGCAGCGCGAGTCGAGGCTAGGGCAGACCGCTCCCGCGTTGCCTCGCTCGAGCGGGAGAATCATGAACTTCGCCTCGCGGTCGATGCGTACTCGTCCGCAACGAAGCGCCCGCTCGCGCCCGTGAAGCGGTACGAGCTCGGGTCTGGTCTTCGCGAAGCTACGTCCGTCGCGATGCTCTCCGATGTTCACTGCGAAGAGGCGGTCCGCGCGGGGGAGACCCCGACGGGGAACGAGTACAACCCGGAGATCGCCGAAAAGAGCATCGCGCGGTTTTTCGCCGGATATCGCTGGCTGATCGAATTTCACCGCAACGCCTTCCAGATCCGTCACGCGCTTCTCTGGCTGGGCGGCGACCTCATGACGGGGCACATCCACGAAGAGCTGAAAGAGACGACCGCCTCGACGCCGATTGAAACGATGCTCTGGCTCCGTTCGCGCATCGTGTCAGGCATCGATCTCCTTCTCGAGGACGATCGCCTCGATCGTCTGCTCATCCCCTGCTCCTACGGAAACCACGGTCGGGACACGAAGAAGTCCTTCCGCGCGCAGGGGGCGGCGCACTCGTACGAGTGGGCGCTGTACCAATGGCTCGCGCACCACTACGCCGGCAACCGACGCGTCGAGATCCTCGCCGACCAGAGCGCGCATCAGTACGTGCAGGTCTATGACTTCAATCTGCACTTTCACCACGGCGACGAGACGAACTATGGCGGGGGGGTCGGGGGAATCACGATACCCCTGAACAAGGCCGTGGCGCAGTGGGACATCGCGCGCAGGTGCGACTATCACCACTTCGGGCACTGGCATCAGTACATTGACACGGGTCGAATTGTCGTCAACGGGAGCGTTATCGGGTACAACGCCTTTGCGATGGCGATCAAGGCGGCGCCCGAGCCCCCGCAGCAGGCGTTCTATCTTCTCGACGCGAAGCGGGGCAAGACGTGCAAGAGTCCGATATGGGTTCGGGAGCGGGCGTGAAAAACCCTGCGAAGGAGACCGCGCCACCAGCGATGTTGAAAGACCTCGAGCAATGCCCCCCGATGACGCCGAAGGAGGAACGTAGCATCGCTCGGAAGATGCGGCGCGGGTCGAGGCAGGCGCGCGCGGAATTCATTCGCCGGAACATGCGCCTCGTGTTCGTGTGCGCGAAGCGCCTGGTGTGGCTACCCCTGACTCTCGAGGAGCGCGTAGCCTCGGGGTACGAGGGTCTGATCATCGCGGTCGACAAGTTCGATCCCTCGCGGGGTTTTCGCTTCGGGACGATGGCGGGGTGGTGGATTCGAGCGACGATCGTCCGCGAAGCGAACGACAAGGGGCGTCTCGTGCGGTTGCCTGCACGACTGAGCGAAGGGAAGAAGGCGAAACCCGTGGACGGAATCGATGCCGGTGATTTCGCGGTCACGTCTCTGGACCGCGAAAGATGGGTGGACGGAACGAGCGGGGAGTTCACGCTTCACGACATCCTAGCGAGCGACGCCCCTGCGCCGGACGCAAGGCTGTACGAGGCGGAGAGACGAGAAGGGGCGATGCGGATGCTCGACGGACTCACCGCGCGGGAACGTCTCGTGCTCGAGTACCGACACGGGTTCCGAGGCGAGGAGCAGACCTTGCAGGAGATTGGAGCGATGTGGGGGCTCTCGCGCGAGCGCATCCGGCAGATCGAGGCGGGGGCGCTCGCGAAGATTCGTAAGCGTGTCGACACCGGCGTCCTGGAGAAGCCGTGAAAAAGTCCCTTCGCCGCTGGGAAGCGACAGTGTCCGGGCGCACGTTGGTTGCCTACGCGCGCACGGCGAAGGCGGCGCGGGCGCTCATCGCCGCGCATCTCTGCGCCCCGCCCGAAAGCATTTCCGTCGTGTGGGCGCCGTTCGATGAGATGGTGACGACCCTGTTCGAGGGGCGAAGGGCGCCGGGAGCATGAAACACGAGACCCGATCTTATTGTCTCACGTGCGATCGGTGCATTCAAGACGACCTAGAGCACTTCGAGGGACGTCGGTGCTCTGCGTGCGGCGATGAGACGCTGGGCGCCAAATGGGAGGTGCACGACGGTGTGATGCACCTCTGTGTACTGGCCCGGGCACACATCCCTCAGATCACTTGCACGATTGCGCTCTCTTGCTGCACGTGTCAGTTCGTCGTCGGACGCATTGGACATCCGGGGGATACGACTCGTCGGCGTATCCTGAGCGTCGACTGTCCGATCCACGCTACGCCGACGAGATAGTCGGCACGCGTCCTTTGAAGTCCTGCGAGACGAAGTCCACGTCCACGAACACGCCCGCTCGCGTGTGCGACGGCCACGCCTGGTACACGCACCATCCGGGCAGCGGCTCTGCGAGCGCCCCGTGCCGGTCACACACCCTCGCGGGCGCGCGCCAGTAGCGGACAACGTGCAGGCGCGTGAGCTCGTCCGTCGTGAGGGGCTGAGGACTCCCGACGTAGATCCCGGGGACGTACCCCACAAGCGCGACCTCGTCCGCCCACGCGTTGATTGCGTGGATGAGCGCGTCGGGAGGGGTCTCATACGCCGCCTTCCCCTCGAGGTCGAGGAAGAGGGTCGTTCCCCGCGCGAGTCCGAGTAGGTGCGCCTGCTCCGCGGCGCTCTTGCCGTCGTACCGCCCTGCGAGGGTCACCCCGAAAGCGCCCATGCCCGCGCCCAGGACCGCGTCCAGCTGCGCTTTGCCGGCAACCCCAAGGTACAGGGCCACGAAGTCAATCCCCGACGCACGGAGCGCCTGCGCCTGGGAACGGGTGCCCCCCTGAGAGAAGGGCAGCGAATCGACCCCTCGCGCCCCGACGGGGCAGCTAACGACGTGGACCACGGCGCCCCTCCAGTTTGATGATCCTCGCCTCTTGGTTCGTGTGCACATGCTCATCGGCGGCGACGTGCTCGCGGATAGCGCTCTCGATGTCGGAGAGCTTCGAACGAAGCGCCCAGGTGGCGCCGCCAACCGTGACCAGGATCGTGACGAGTAGTTCGATGTTCACGGGTCGAGCTCCCTTCGCATCTCGGCATCGGACGCCGCGACCATGGCGTCGCGAATCGCTTTGCGGAGAGAGTCCTTTGAGAGACCCCCCTCGAGGGCGTTCACGATGTCGCCGAGCAAGTCGGCGTGTTCGACCAAGAACGCCCCGACCTCGGCGAGCGCCCCCATCAGCGCAACCCCCCGTCCGCCATGCAGTCGGAGTACGCCTTGTAGCAATCCGGTCCGCTACCGCCGTCGAGATGACAGGCACGACCAAGTTCTTGGCAATGCTCGATCTTCGCCGCATCGTCGATGATGCCCGCCCGATCGGCGGGACCGAGCACGGCGCACGCGACGAGTCCGCAGAGAAAGCAGAGAACGATCTCTCTCATGATTGGCTCCTTCCGAGCATGAACGCGACGAGGGTGCCCGCGCTTCCGACAGCCATCCCCGCCTCGGGACCGAGGAATCGGTATGCTGCGAAAGCGAAGCCAAGCATCAAAGCGAAGACCGCCACCTGGGGCCATGTGATCGTCGACAGCATCACCAATACACCGTGGCGCTCGTGGTCGTGAGACTCGAGATGTTCTTGCAACGGACAGGCTGCATCTCGCCCGCGAGAAAGGGGAGCGTCACGCTCTGCCCGTCCTCGGAGATCACGACGATGTTCCCCGCGGCGGTCGCTCGGAGCGCCCGACACGGTGCGCCCCCGACGGCGACGAGGTCGGTCGCCCCCGAGACGACGGCGAAGTTCGGCGAGCAGAAAGTACCGGTTGTCTGTCCCATGTTGTCCTCAGATCCCGTATCTGGCGTTCACGTAGGTCGCGAGGCTTGCTCGTTCGGGGGCGGTCAACGCGCGCGCGACGATGATCAGCTCCCCGATCTTGTAGTTCCACCCCTGCGCGGCCGCGTTGTTCCCGATGACGAACCCGGTGGATCCGGACTCCGTCCCCTGGTTGCCGGCGCCGAGTCGCTGCGTGCCCGCGATGTAGATCGCCGGGTCCACGCCACTACCGGCGTAGGCGTGCATCGACCAGAACGGTGATTGCACTTCGGTCGCGACGCTCGAGATCGTGTGAGTGCTCGCAACGCCGTCCGAGTAGGCGTACGTCGTGACGCCGATGGTGAAGAGCAAGGAGCCTGCTTCCGGGGTCGTCCGCCGCAGTGCGAAGAGGCATCCGCCAGTCGCGTCACCCGCCTGAGCGACCGCAATGACGGTGTAGATCGAGCCCGCCGTCACGAGCGAGGAGGTCGTGTTCACGAACGACGCGCCGCCGGCCATGTCGAAGGCGGCCTGTCCACCGAGCGTGGTCGTCGCCGGTGTCGTGCCGCCAGCGGGCGCATCGTGTCCGTTGCCGCTCTGGTCGGTCCAAGAGGAAGTGCTACCGACGTCGCCACGGAACCACGCGACGGGCGCGAGATCTAGCGGCGAGAACGGGGCCGGGCCCACGGTAGACTTGCGGAGCATCAATCCAAGTCCGATGCCAATCATGACGCAAGAACGATCTGCACGATCGACCTCCACTTGGTGCTGTTGGTGTTCGGCGGCGTGAGGTCACCCGAGATCTCGCCCGTGGCCGCGTCCGTGATGTTCAGCACCGGCATGAAGTCCGTACCGAACACATCGCCGACGACGCCACCGGCCGCGCCCACCTCGACGATCGCAGAGCCGTTCCACTTGTACTGCTGCGTCACGACCTGCGAGTAGGCGTCCGCGTTGGCCTCATGCCCCTCGATGCTCCAGATCAACTTGAAACTCTGCTGAGCGACGACCATCACGAAGACCGACGGAGGCGTGACGCTAGTGGTCGTGGCGTCAAACACTTCAGTGTTCATCACCCGACCGTTCTCGCTCACCCAATCGACGCGACGAATGTGGTGGAACGTTGCCTTTTCCGCCTCGATGGTGTCGCCTGCGGTGGGCTCCAGCACGGGGTTGTGATTGTAGGACGGCACCCAATCCGTGCCGTCGCAGAACGCTTCGACGGTGGCACCGTTCGCGCACGCCACTCCGATGCCTGTCAGGCCCGCGACGATGATCGATTGGTTGCCCGTCGTGCTGTTTCGAAAGGTGCGTCGGTTGCCCGGCACGAGCGGCAGGAAAACCACCCGCGTATCGGTGAGCGTGCCCGCGGAGGTGACGTCGATCACCCCGTCCTTGAACTCTTCGAATGTCGCCGTGTAGTCCGCGTCCGTTGGGATCTCGATGCCGCCGAACCCGCTCGTTTCGTCGGGTAGCACCACCTGGCGGCAAAACACGCCGTCCGAGTTGTCGAACCACGGGTTATCGTTCTTCGTGCAGTTGACCACGCGCACGACGTTAGTTGGGTCGGTGTCGGCGAGTACTTTGATGAATCCAGGGTGACTCGGCAACGCGGCGAACTGACACTGCAAAAACTCATATTTGCTGCTGTCCTCGGAGAAGTGTCCCGAGCCGCTGCCGAATATCTCGATGAACGGCTTCAGCCCGCCCTCTTCAAAGCAGCCGAAGCCGACGCCCACCAGCGTGACCAGATCCATCCCCCGGAAGAAGAACCCGCCCGCGACCGCGATGCCGCCAACGGTCGTCGTCTCATCCGAAATGCCCGCGGTGCCGTCGATCACCAGAGAGTCCGTCTCGGCGAAGATTTGATACTTGTTCGCGACGAGGTAGCAGCGACCGGTGATCGACACCGATGCTCCAGCCATCACGATGGCGCACTTGTACGAGCTGCCCACCTCGATGCCGTGGATGTTGATGATGCCCGCGCTGCCGGTCATCTCGAGCGCGATACGCGCGTTCGCGGGCGCATTGTTGAATAGGACGTTCGTCAGATTCGAGTTGTAGGAGTTGAAGACGAGACGAATGCCGGTGCGGCACACGCAAGACACGTTGTAGATTCGTGTGGATACGGCGGATTGGCAGTCGATACCGGGTCCGTACACGTTGGTGACGGTCAGTTGTTCAATCTGCACATCTCGGATCGCGAAGTTAGCATTGTCGTCGAGCCTGTGCGGGATCCACGCCTGAGAAAGGCCCCCGGAGAGAAGCGGCCTAACGGCTGCCTGCACAAACACGCCGTCGAGCGTGTCCCAGTCCGTCCACCAAAGGGTGGTAGAGCCGTTGAACGCGAGCTTCGTTGCACCTGGCGTGTAGCCAGTCGTGTGGATCGACGCCGCATCAAGCACCATCGAAGCGCACTCATGGCGCACGCTGCCGCGCACCTCGCCGCCGTTCCACCCGCCGATGGCGCCCATGCCGTAGCGGACAGTCTCCCAATCTTGTTGGATGAGCGTGCCCGCGATAGCGGTCGTACCCTTCAGCACACCGTCGAGGAAAAGCCGGATGTTCGTGCCGTCCCAGTCCACGCAGAGCTCGTGGAAGTTGCCATCATCCGCCGCTACCGCGGCCGCGCCGGTGGAGGACACGGTCCCGACGCCCGCTGTAGTGAGGATTTGCGCCTGAAACTCGTTGGGCGATACGTTGATGCCAAACACGGAATCGTAGGGTGAAGTGAGAATGTTTCCGGTCTTCTCGCCGTAGGAGACAATCAGATAGCCACCCTCGGGAATCGCGGCGTACCAGCCAGTGCGGAAGCGAAACTGGATGCGGAAACAGAAGGCCGACTTGCCGTGCAGGTCCCACCCGGCGCCGTACTCGCGGAGATCGAGGCAGCTCCGTAGGGATACGCCTTCCTCTGCCCCGTGCAGAATGGCCGCGTTGCCACCCGCGAAAGCGTTCGGCGTGACGGGGAACTCGCCGACGTCCGGGCCCACATAGAACGTGGGGCCCACGTACTGCTCAGAGCGAACAACCGTGGAGTCCTTTCCGGCCCCCAGGATCTTCGACCCTGAGTTTTTGACGTGCAATGGCTTCGTCACAATGGTGGAGCCAGCGGGAAACTCGATCGGGCTTGCGCTGTAGTTCAATCCAGCGGTCGTGACGAGAGCGGCGTCGAGTGCCGCCCTCAGGGCGTCGGTGTCATCGCTGGCGCCACTGAACTTCGCCCCAAATACCGGATCGTGCGGGCGTATGGCCTGAGCGATCGGCGGCTTCGGATCGATGGTGATGAACCCCGTGGTGCCGTCCGCGATGCCTCCTCGGTACGAGCTCGACGCTGGCGACGTGGCGAGCACCGCGCGCGCCGTCGTCGGGTCGATGATGACGGGGGTAGGCTTGCCGCTACCCGGCGGAAAAAAGCCCGAGACCTCGACGATGTGCCCGACGGGCGCGTACTTCAGCGTCGCGCCAAGGATGACGGTCTCCGTCGCCATGCCGACGACGTGCCCCGCGGCGACGAGATTCGCGGCGGTCGCGGGGAGAAGCTTCGTCGAATCCCCGGCGTCGCTCGCCGTGCAAAGGAACTGCCCCGCGCCGATGTTCTCGGCGGCGAGTCCAGACGGCGCGCTCCCCGCACCGGCGACAAGCGCCGTGAGGTCGATCACGGTCTCAGCGTTCGTCGGATCGTCGAAGACGACGGTATCGTCCACGCCATCGAAGCGAACGACCGTCCGTTTCGGGAGCAGGGTTGTCCCCTGCTTGATCTTCGCGGGACCAAAGAAGGCGTCGAGGTACGTGGGCTCTCTCTCTGTCGTCATTGGGGTCTCCACACTTTGTAGGCCACCGTGTAGGCGCCTTGCCACTGCAGAGATGCGGCGGCATCCGCGTTGACCCGCCCTCGCAAGCTACCCGCGTAGGACCCCGCAGCGGTGACGATGTCAAGGGAGACAAGGGTGAATGGGACGACCATCACCGCGGAGGCGAGGTTTTGCCCCATCTGAACTTTGCTTCCCGGGACGGCCACGGCGCCCGTGCCGTTTTGGTTTCCCTCGAATTGGATCCATCCCCTGGAGGTGCCGGAGCCGCTGTCCTGTATGAGAGCGTGCGCTTGTACGACGGCTTCCACTACGTCACCGACGGCCGTAACGATCGTGGGCGGGCTCGTGAATCCGCCGAATGAGGCCCACGCCGCTGTCGTAACTGGACTCCCGTGACCCGTCTCGGTCTCGCTTACGTCCTCAAATCGAATTGACTTCCACTGGACGAGCACGAGGTTCGACAGCGTAATCGGGTCGAGTCGCGTTTTCAAGTACGTTGTGCGATCGGCCAACGCCTCGAGGGCGACGTTCGCACTCGCGGCGTTGCGCGGGTCCCCGTCGTCCGGGATCGTCATCCCGGTGGGGTAGCTGTTTGTTCCGTTGTAGATGCTGGACATCAGGTGATCCCTTCCCAGAATCGGCAGTCTGGACTTCGCCCGCTTGGTACTGCTACGCCTCCGCTCAGGACATGCCAACGTCCCCACGTGCCATCAGGCATTGTAGTGGGGGTCGAGGGGTCGAACAACGAGGAGTCGTAGGTCCAGATGATCGACCGCACGTAGGAGTGCTCGCTCTTCCACTGCCGGATGAGCGCGAGCACGGCGTCGACATCTTCGCGCGGGGCATCGTGTCCAAACCCGAGACCGCCGCCCCACCGCTCGCCGTCACCCCACGGGCTGTCGATGGGCCACGGCGGCTGATCCACCACGATCCAGAGGTCCCACCAATGGGTCGCGTTGCCCGGATCCGTGACGCTATCCCAGTCCCACGCGACCTGATCGTCGGAGAAGGTGCCGTCCGTCTCGCAGGTGATCATGCGCCCCGCGCGGTTCACCACGCGCACGCGAGGGTGATTCGACAGGTACTCGTGAAGGGACAACGCGATCGCCTCCGCACTGCCCGCGCGCCGCCAACGATCCAGCCACGGGATGAGGCGCGCGGCGAAGTTGTCGTCAGTCTCGCCTTGCCCTTGAAGGATGCCGCGGCTTCGCCCGATGAGAGGCAGTGCGGTCGGCGTACCGAACCCGGGAAACTTCGCCTCGACCCCCTGGATCCGCGTGTCGATCTGCGCGTCGAAGATGGCCGCCCACGCCCAGATGACCGCGAACCCCGTGCGCAGCGGCTCGGGCGCGCGTCCGCGGTCTGCGAGCCACGGCGGGATCCAGGCGCGGATCGCGTCTCGGAGGCGGAAAGCGGCGCTCACGTGCCCGCCTCGACGATGCGCACATCGCTCACGTCTACAACGAGCGTCGCGACCTCGCCCGGGGAGAGGGGAAGATCCGTGTCCGCGCCGTCGACGTCGAAGATCGTCGGGTGCGCGCTCTCTACGATTCCTGCGACGTAGTCGCCGTACAGGTACCCCTGCGTCGAGGGCGTCTTCGCAATCCCGCCGATGGGGTAGTTCTTGATTGCCTTTTCGAGTGCGGCGAGAACCAGAGTGCGGAGGTTTGCGGCGGACACCCCTGGACTTCGGGTCGCCCAGATCGTGAGGGTGGCGCCCAGCCCGACGGGGGTCGCGCCAAAGAGGTTGGCGGTCACGGAATCGGGACGGGCGATCGCCTCGATGTCCGCTCGTGCGAAGTCGAGATCTGCGGAGGTCGGCGTACCTGTTGGGGATGCGGCGTATATCGTCACGATCCCGGTCGCGGGGTCCGCCTGCACCTGAGCGCGGTTGATGTCCACGGGGGTTCCGTCATCTCGTAGAGCGGAGAGTACGGCGTAGCGGTATGCACCGCGGGGACCCAAGGGCGAGAGCGAGGCAAGGCGATCGAGGCAGCGCGCGCGGAGCGGCTCGTCCTCTTCTGCGTCCTGCCCGATGAACGCGGCGGGGTTCGTGACCGACACTCCGATGATGGTCGTCTCGAGCGAGTCTATCTCCCCCGGACCTGCGGAGGAATCCGATCCGAGCTCGACCGCCGAGAAGTCCACGAGGACGGTATCCCCGGGATTGAGATCGAACGCGGCGGTGTTTCGGTACGCCTTGCCCGTCGTAGAATCAAGCGCGCGCACCTCGTCGGGATCGAAGTGATACACCCCGCCCCCAGAGTTCGCGAGCTGCAGTTGCCCCGTCGCGGTCGTCTCGGGGATTCGCGTCACCCCGTAGACGTAATACGCGAGACGCGTGAGCCACGGGCCCTCGGCGGTATCGAGCCACCCTGCCCTGATCGCCTCAACGTCGAGAACCGTGACCCCCGCGAACGCGCGCGCGATTGATCGAAGAATGACACGCCTAGCGCCCGCGATGCGCCACGACCGTGCGGGGACTCCCAGGGTCTCGAGGATGTCGAGGCAGAGCTCGAGCGCGTCTGTTTCGGTGACGCTTTTGATGAGATCGTCAACGGCAAGCATCAAACCCTCCGAAACCCTTCGGCGTCATTCTGGAAGGCGAGATCGATTGCGCCGCCGGACGTGTCGATGTGCAGATCTACGCGCAACACCCCCGGAGAGTTCTCGGAGATCGTCGTTTGGCAAGACGACACGCGATCGTCGCGCTGCACTTGCGAGTCAATACGATGCGCGAGCGTAGGATCGCTCGGCGCCGAGAGCAGGTCCGGAATCCCGATGCCTCGATCCGGGTCGTCGATGTTCGACCCCGGAGGTTCGATGAGGATGTGGTATACGTCCTGCGCCAAGACCTCGACGGGATCCGTCAGGTCGCGGTCGAACAGGGACAGATCATCCCAGCAATCGAAGTCGGTGAAATCTTCCGCCATCAGGTTGCCTTGACCCTCGAGGCGGCGACGCTGCCCGCGCCCCCCATCGCCACCGCGGGAACCCCGGTGGATCCCGAGATGGTTCCACCCGAATGCACGTGCGTGTTGAACGCCGTGCGGATCGCGTTCAGTTCTGACAATACGAGCGCGGCGAGGGCGACGTAGTCCGCTCCGCCCGCGAGATCGATCCGCGTGCTCGCGTCGAGGCGAAGCACGAGGGGCGGCGCGCCGTCCTGGAACGAGCGCACGATCGGGCGCGACGGGTCGCCGGCGATGAACTCTACGATCACCTCGGACCCCGGGGCATACGTCGCCGAGAGACCCGCCATGCCCGGCCAGGGGGTGAGCGGGATCATGTCCGGCAATCCGCGCGACTTCTCAACCGCCTGAAGCGCTAGGCGTCCGTCCGCCTTCTGTTCGACGATGCGGTATCGGTACGCGCGCGCGAAGACGATGCGCGACTTCGCCTCGATGAGGCGAGAGAACGCTTCGGAGAGGCGCGTCTTCGGTTGCGCCCCGCACCACGCTGTCGCTCGCGCGCCGCCCTCTCCGAAGGTCTGCTCTACATCGCGCACCGTGACCGATCCATCGAGACGGGCGTCCGTAAGAACCATGCCCGGTTGCACGAGGTCGTCGCTCGCGATCTCCGCTTTCTGCATGAGAGGGTCCCACGAAAGGACCTGCACGCTCGCGGGCGCGGGCACGGTAGCACGAGGCCCCACGATCGTCTTGCCCGCGAAGTCCGCATGCCAATCGAGACCGTCCAGGACAGACGAAGCGACTCCCGCGGCGCGCTCGTAGTCCACGCCGAGGCGCGTCGAGAGACCCGACACGATCGTCTCCTTCGCCTCCGCTGCCGTGGTTTCGATGACGGAGGACAGTTTCACGCCCGCATCGTTGTGGTACGCGCGCGGTCCTAGCGTCTTCGTCCACCCGTTGGCACCCCCCACCACGCGGGATTGGACGTGCGCGGCGAAGCGCCCCGATGCGCCTGCGTCGACCGTGCCGACCAGGGTGGCAGCGCCCAGGACGAGCGTAGCGCGCCCCGCGGCAACGGGCAGATCGTAGTCCACGTCGGCGGTCCACGCGCCCTGCCACGGGACGAGCAAGCGCACGGACTTGGCGCGCGATCCGTTCAGGACGAGGGTCGTCACTTGGCGACCTCTTCTTTGAATTGCTTGACGAGCGCCTCAATCTGCATATCCGCCGCGTCCTTCGCCGCGGGCACCTTGGGTTTGGTCGGCGGGACCTTGCCCCCCGCGGGACCGGTACCGTTCGGCGTGCCGAGACCGGCGGTCGGAAGCGCGAACTTCTCCAACTTGATTTCACACGTCCAGAGTCCGTTGTCGTCCTGATCCCACTGCGACACGTCCACGCGGTTCACGCTCGTGATGTTCAGGGGCGGTCCGTTGACGAGAGGGTGCACGATCGCGAGCGCTTTCGGTGCCGCCTTCCCCGTGCCCGCGGTCGGCTCCTTCACGAGCACCTTGCGCGCGAACGCCTCCCACGTCGGCGTCCAGATCGCCGGCTTGTCCCACGCCGTTACCGTGATGCTCCCCTTCGAGAGATCTTCGCCAGCGAAGACGCTCGATGCGCCCGACGTGCCGTACCCCTTGCGTTGGTCCCACTTCCACGGATCGCCGAATCCCTTGATCTCTACCTTGAAGAAGGGGGGACCCAAGTACTCGCCGCCGAGCAAAACGTGATCTTGCCGCAACTCGGTCATGCGGGCTCCGTCGTGACTTGCAGACCCTGCCCGACGAGCAAATCCTCGAGTGCCTTCACGAGCTGCGCCTGAAAACTCGGGGTCGAGAGCTTCGCCGAGGCATCGCCGCCCTCTTTCCCAGCGCCCGCGTGAATGTGGAGGTGCACCTCTGCACCCCCGCCCCCCGAGGCGGGAGCACCTGGCGCCTGGACCATGCTCTGCACGGCATCCGACGAGCGCCCCGAGCCCTGCTCAACCCCTTGCGCGTACCCCTCGGTCGTGTGCCGACCGTACTCGGCGAACACGGTCGACGGACTCTTGATTCCCAGAGCGCTCGTGAACCCACTCTTGACCTTGCTAGCGAGGCCGGTCACCGCGTCCGCAAGCGCCTTCGCGCCGCCCGTGATGCCCGAGATCAGCCCCGAGATGACTTCCTTGCCGATCTCGCTCCAACCCGAGGAAAGAAGGCGCTTTGCCTCCGTCCACACGGCTTTGATGGCGTCAATGGCTCGGCTCGCCATGTTGATCTGATTCGTGAAGACGCGCCACACGCCGTACAGCACAACGATCCCTGCGAGCATGCCCTCGACCACGAACTTCGTAACCGCCAGCGCCGCGTTCATGATCGTCACGCTCGACGTCGTATCCGGCCCGAACGCGTCCCGCACGCGGTGATAGAGCTGCAGGAAGTAGATCGCCGCCTCGAGGGTAATGATTAGCAGCTGCTTCATCGTCTGCTTGACGAACGGTGCCGCGTCTTCCGCCCACTCGCCCAGCTGGTTTCCGATGGCGGTCACGATCTCTTTGATCGCGTTCCCCGTGACCGTGTCCTCATCGAAGAAGGACGAGATCTCGGCGACGGCACGGAGTAGCGGCTCTAGATTCACGTCGCTCGTCAGGCGCGACATCGTGTCTTTGAAGTGCTGCGCTTGCGCGTTCAGATCGAGCAACTTCTTCGAGTTCAGCTGCCCGAACTGTTGCTCGACCGCCTTGCGGAGCGCGGCCGCGCCCCCCTTGAGATCGACCTTTGAGAGATCGAGTCCCGTGCCCTTGAGATCCGCCGCGGTCAATTGCCCGCCCTGCAGGGACTTCGTGAGCGCGGTCTGCAGCTTGCTCCCCGCCTCTTTGCCGACTGCCGACGAGACCTGAGCGACGGCGTTCAACGTGTCGACGAGCGTGTCTCCCCGGAGCCCCGCCTGACCGAGCTCGTTCGCGAGTCCTTCGAGCTCCGCGCGCGCCGTCGGGACCTTGCCGGAGAGCTCGGTGATCTGATCGGCGAGGTTCTTCGCGTTCTCCTCGGTACCGAAGATCCCCTCAGCGGTGAGATCCGTTGCGCGCGACGCGTTGGCGGACTGGATGATCCACGATGACAAAGCAACCGCGCCCGCGACAAGTGCCGCGGTCAACGCGGCAACCCCCGCAGCAAGTCCAAGCATCGCGCTCGCCGCGAGTTCCCCGCCCGCGCCCATGCCGCCGAAAGCCTCGCTCAACTCTCCTACGTCTCGAAGAGAGCGCTTTCCCACGATGCCGAAGACATCGAGACCTGTCTTCAGCTTGGAGAGTCCCGCCTCCCCCCCTTTCGCCGCCTCCGTGTGCGCGTGTTCGGCCTTCGTCAGGATCTGCTCGGCGGTCGCCGCAGCCTTCGCCTTCGCAGCAAGCTCCGTGTAGCTCGATCCCTGCTTCTTGATCTCAAGCGTTGCTTTCGTGACCGCCTGTTGCTCGCTCAGGATCTTCGTCTTGAGCTCTTCTTTCGCCCTCTTGACCTCGTCGCTTGATCCCTTGAGGCGTTTCAGCTCGCCCCCGTACTCGCGCATCTTCTGCTCGGAGGTCTGAACGGACGTTCGCAGCTTCTCCAATGCGGCGACCGTGTCCGCGGACACCTTCGCTGCGTTGGAGTCCATCTGAATGCCGAACCGTGCCGTCTCACCTGCCACGAATCAGAGCTCCTATCGCCTCGGTCAAGATCTTCACGCCTACGATCCGTCGGGTCTCTTGCTCCTCGTCATCTCGGGGCGTCTCGAGAAGCGCCCCGATGCACGTCGCCGCGGGCTCTAGGTTGATCTGATCTTTGCCGCCGACAAGGCCCTTTCGCGCTTCCTTGTGGAGGCTTTCTATTTTCCCCGCTGCCGCTCCGTCCGAACCCCGTGCATCTCGCAGATCGCGAGCGCGCATTGCCCGGGCACCTCGTCGTGCTTTTCGGCGAGCGCCTTGAACCCGTCGAGGTCGGGGTAGAGGAGGTTCGGTTTCACGAGGTCCCACGCGTCGGCGCGGTTCTTGCGGCCGTCGAGGAACGTCCTAAAGCGAGGGACGGGGCCGCGCTGGACGGCGCAGAGCACTCCCAGTTGCTCGTTCGTGACGAGCGTCCAATCGACCTCGACCTCGCCAATCTCTTCCGAGAAGCGGACCGTGAGCTCGTCGGCGAGATCTCGGAGCGCCATGCGGCGCGCCTCTTTCTCGCGCGCAATCTCCGCAAGGCGGGCGCGAACCTGCTCGCGCTTCGCCTCCGTCGTCACGCCGTTCGTGTTCGCGTCCGTCACGGGGAGTCCTCATCCGAATAGAGCGACACGGTCGTTCCGTTGCATTTCTCGACAGCGCGAAGTCCCATGAGTTCGAGTTGCACCTCAGACTCGTCCACGCCCTCTTTTTCGTCGGCTTTATTGCCCGTTAGGCGCAAACCGATCAACGAAACAGAGATGGGATCTTGCCCTGGTTCGACGTGCTGTAAGTCGTAGTTGAACTCCACGCCGCCATAGGATCCGTTACCCGATTTCTCGGCAAGATTGCGCTTCAGCTTGTTGGCGGTGTCCTTGAGCATGGTAATGCTCACGGACTCCAGAGTATACTTGCCTCCGGTCATCCCCAAGGGCGTGGCATCACGCTTCGCGCCATGAACGAGTTTTCGCTCAAGCTTTTCCGAAAAGGAGACAGACTTGATCCCCTCGTAAGGCTCGCCGTCGATCTTGTGGACGGAGCTTTTCCAGCTGTAAATTATGTTGCTTCGACGGACGGTATCGGGTGTCGCCATAGTCACGCACTCCTGTTGTGGGACCGCATCCACGCGGCGATCCGTTCATGCTCTTCTGCCGTGCCTGAGCTTTTCACCGAGTTTGCGCGAAAGCTGACTACGTGCACGTTCCCCCGAACATATCCTTTTGCTGGATCGAAACGATCCAGCGACGGCGACCCCGCACACGCGGCGCCCTGCCCATATTCCAGGCGAATGCCTAGGATAGGGCAATACTCGGGGATGTGTATGTCCGACTCGGAGAGATCAAAAAGCAATCCCGCCTGCCTCGCCCGGAACTTGGCTGCGCCGAGCAACACGCGCTCGGGCCGCTCCTCGCGCCGTGCCTTGAGATACTGCACCTGCTCGTCGCGCTTGCCCGGCTGCTTACGATACAGTGCCGTGTACGCCGCGCGGCACGCCCTGCAGCGAGAGCTCATCCCCAAACAACCGTGCGGATCGCGCCCGAACTCCGAGAACAAGAGCACCTCTTTGCATCGCGAACACTGCTTTCGCAGGTCGCCAAGCCAAGGCGTGGTGTTGAGCGTCTGAGCGACCTGCATCGTCACACCGACCGCTCGAACTTCGCGGTAACCTTGATCTGCTTGATGTAGCTGAGCGCCGCGACCGACAGCTCTCCGGTGATCGTCGCGCCCGCGTTGCTGCCGATGTCGTCATCGCGCGAGAGGTCGAACCGCACGCCGCTCGTGCGCCCCTTCGCGGCCTTGTCGACCGCGACTTGCACGAGCGACTCGATCGCCTGCGCGTCCTCTTCCACGATGTAGACCTGCCCGCCTGGCTGCGCCTTGCGCTGCTTCCGCACGCCCTTCGAGAGCTGCGTCTTGAGCGCCTCGTACGCGACGGTCGCGATCTCGTTCATGACCCGCGCGTGCTGCAGATACACGAAGTCGCTGTTCAGCGGCGAGAGGATCGGCGCGTTCGTGATGAACACGCCGGGCTCTCCCGCGAACGAGCGCAGCGTGGCGAGACGGAGATCGTCGAGTCCCGGGTGCAGGTACTCGTCGTGGTACTTCGGGTTCGCGCGTTCGTCCGTGATGCTGAACCCGGGGACCGAGCCGTCAGACTTCTGCGCGGGGTCGACAGAGACGTCCGTCGCCATGGCGCGCGCCGCGACGGCGAGAGACGTCGGTCGCGACTGCGAGACGCCCGTGATGATAGAGGTCAGGTCCCCGCCATCCGCGGCGACCGTGACGTTGATCGTCGCGACGCTCGCGAACGCCGCTTGCATCGCGGTCGCGTACTCGCTCTCCGTCTCGGGGGTGAGACGGTCGCGCCTGCGAGAGTTCACGATCGCGAACTTGTACTTTCCCGCCGTCTCTAGGTCCTGAAGCCAGAGATCGATCGCGTTGACCATGTCGTCGTCCGCGTCGCCGACAACGAGCAGGACTTCCCACGGCGACGCGCTCACGCGCAGCGCCTCGAGGGAGTCCGCCAGATCCGTGCTCTGCAGCTGCGGGGCGGTCGCGGGCACCGAGACCGTCTCGTCGGCGGCAACGTCGCCGGGCGCGAGGTCGAACGACACGCCCGTGCCGTCGATCGTCAGGGTCGTGAGCGTACCGAGATCGAGAGCCTTGCTCGTGTGCTTTCCGCCGTCGAGCGAGTACGTGTACTGGATCCCCGGGGTGCCGACCGTGCCGTCGTCCAGGAACGTCACGAGCACATCATAGTCGTCGAGCGGCTCCGAGGTGCCCGCGGTAATGACTGACGGACCCGTCGGCGCGCCGGTGACCGTGATCGTGCCGTACGCGCCCGGCGTCGAGGGATCTGCGCGGACGAGGAGCACGGGCTTGTGCGCAACCGCCATGTCGTACGCGGCGAACTCCACGAGCGGACCCGCGCCGAGGTCGTCGAACGCCGTCCGCGTGCGCGTGTACAGCGCGGCGACGTTCATGTCGCCCTTCTCACTGGGGGCGATGATCGCGAGCACGCCTTCGTCGGAGGGCGTAACCACCCCCGTATTGAAATCGCTCTTCTTGATCTCTACGTTCGGAAGCATCGGTTTCCCTTTCAGCCAATCAACCGGACGTAGTCCGTATCAAGGTGCGGCTCGGGCACCACGCGATCGAAGTCCACATCGCGCACGACCTCATCGAGCAAGAGCGTCGCTTTCATCTGACGACCGAACGCGCGCTCCGTCGGAGGCGAGGACCAATCACGGTCCGTCCACAAGTGGTTCGCATACGCCCACTGAGCGATCGCTTGCGAGCAACGCTCGAACATGACGGCGAGCGCGCGGATCTGCAGGCGGTCGTCTTCGCCGTCCCCTGTCGAATCATACGCCCAGAAGGTGACGGGAATCTGATACTGCGTCACGTGCAGCGTGCGAGCGTCGCCCTCGCTCGTGCGCCGCATGCCCGGACCGCCGCGAACGGGGAGCGTCTTCGCCTTCGTGCCGTTCATGTCGAACACGATGCGATTTGCGCCGCCGGGACCTTGGTTGATGGTCCGCGCCTGATCGTGCCAGCCGATCCACACGAGCGTGTCGTGACCTTCGTCGGCGAAGAACGCCTCGATCGCCTCGACCATCGCGACGGGAACTGAAAACGTCTCGGTCATTGTCCCGCCAGCTTGCTGAACGCGAGAACCGCGCCCTTGCCGATCGCTTCCGCGATGCCCACGGGAATCGGGTCGCCCGGCTTCGGAATGATCTGCCGCTCGGGCGTGGTCTTGCCGACGCCGTGGTGGTGGTACACCTCGACCCCCTCGAGCGTGATCGCGATCGTCGGTCCGGCAGCGCTTGCGGCGATGGCGTTCGCCGCGCCCGCAAGTGGCCGGCCGCCGTCTTTCTTCGCGACCCACGCCCGACCGTCGGGGGTCGTCCCCGCGGCCGCGGTGCGCCGCGCGGCGGCCTGCACGAGAGGCGCTGCCTCCGCGGCGGTTGCGTCGGCGAGTCCGGCAAGAGCGCGAACGCGTTCTTTGATGGCATCTAGTTGTGCATCACCGTCCACGATCTGCGTCCTCGTTCTTTCCGGCTTCCGCCTGCACGTCCTGCCACACGTAGGGGGACGTCTCGTTGTATGCCAGCGGAAACCCTCTCGTGACCCCCGTCGCCGTCGTGTCATCGCGAAGGGGGAGCTCGAAGAGTCCGTCCTTCGCGTCCGCCGCTTCCTTGATCTCCGTCCGCGCGAGCTCCGCGCGCGCTACCCACGGCGTCGCTTGCGGGTTGTTCGGCGGCGCGCCTGCGGCCTCGTATGCCATCTCGGTCACGAGATCGACCAACCACCCGACGACGTGCGCAGGGGGGTCGGTCTCGTCAAACGGCGCGGCATACCGCTTGGCGAGCCGACCGTCAACGCTCTTTCGAGAGTGGTACTCGAGTTGCCAGGTCAGGAACCCGGGCCGCTTCGCTTCGAGCTTGTCCACGAGCTCCGTAGGGATCGTGGACTTCGTTCGAAACCCGGCAACATCGAGGTACGCCACGAGTCACCCTCAGACCGGATCCCCGAAGACGCGGGTAGAGACCGTGCCCGCGCCTGACTGCGTCGCCGTCGTCTTCACACCCGCCGACGCGACCTGCCCCGCGACCGGCAGCGTCGGACAGGCAACGAGAAGCTTTCCGTTCGCGGACAGCTGGAAGGGGTAGAAATCCTTCAGGTTGTAGACCTGGACATCCGACACATCCGATGCCTGGATGCCAGTGCCCGAAAGCCAGGACTGGACGGTCACGGTGGCGTCATCCTTGCGCTTCACGGACAGGACGCCCGCCGTGCCGTGCGAGGTGACGAGCTTGACCGCGAGGTGATCCGCTGCGACGTTCGCGAGCGCGATATCCGCTACGCCCGAAGCGAGCGTCCCGGTCGCCGAGGCGGGATCGTTGATCTTCGCCTTGATGTCCTGCCCTGTCTTGTTTTCGATCTCGAGCATCGTGGCACCCGCGACGGCGCCGAACGAGGCCGCGTACTCCGTATCCGCGGCGGTCGTATCGGGGACGTCGATCGTGCCTTGCTGTTCTCCCTGGTAAGGAGAGTTCAGCGAGCTCGTCCCCTGAACGGGATCGCGAACCGTGTTGCCGCTGCCGTCCGTGAACTGGAGCGACGTCTTGAGCGTGGCGTTCTTGTTGGACATGTCGTTCTCCCGATCAGTACGGCGTGACTTTGTAGATGAGGTACGGCAAGCCCGGGCCGCACACGTTTCGGCCCTGGCAGTGCCACTCGAGCTCGCGAGCGCGATCGAGGATCGCGTCCACGCCCGTGCCGCCACCCTGGCCGGTGTAGTAGGTGATCTTGAACGGCTCGCGGTCGACGTACACGAGCGCGCCGAGCTGCGACGATGCGATCTGCTCGCACGCGACGTAGAACGTCTTGTTCTTGTGTCCGGTAACCGTGCCGTCGTCCGTCGGAAGCGGCGCGAGCTCGTCCGCGATGATCGGCTCTTTCCAACCGAACGTCGTGATCGCCGCCTCGACGTCGCCCGAGCCGCCTGCGCTGCCCGTGCCCTGCGCGAGGAACTTCGCCCGCATGAGCTGCGTGACGTTCGCCTGCATCGCCGGAGGCGCGATGATGCGAGTCGGCGTGAGGAACCGGGGATCGACGCCGTTCGGCATCTTCACCGACCGGATCGCCGCCGTGATCTTGTTCAGCGCGACGCGCGCCGCGTCAATGTCCGCGCCGCTGATGTCGTACGTCGAGCTCGTGAAGAGGTTCGAGTACGTCCCCAGCTCGGTCGCGAAGGGGTTGTACGGGTGATCCGTACCGAAGAAATCGCTCCCGTCGAACGACTTCACGCTGCCGCTGTCACCGGTCTGGAGAAGTTCCACGACCTTCTTCTGCGGCCAATACGCCATGTACGCGCCCATCTGCGCGGACCACTCGGCGCCGAACTGGAGACCCTTGCCATCCAGATCTTCGATCTGATTGCGGAAGAGCTTCAGACCCTTCGCCGCGGTTCGGTTTTCGAACTGCGTAAAGACCGATGCCATATCGTCGAAGGTGATGTTTCCACCCTGCACGCCGACGTCTTCGAGCTGCGCCGTGGAGAGAATCCACGCCATGAGCTCTTTGCCGCTGCCGCTGGGGACGACCTTGGTGATCTGCGACCACCACAACTTGCTCGCCATGCGCGCGTACTCCTGATCTTGGATCGCGCGCATGTTGTTTTCGAAGCGAAAGAGGAACTCGGGAGTCAACGCGGGCATTGTCTTGATCTCCTATCAGCCGGCCAGCGCGACGAGCACGCCTTTGATTGCATCGACGCCCCAGATCACGCCCGCGACGCTCGTTCCCGAGGCGTCCGACGACACGGTCTCGTCGTCGAAGACGTAGCAGTTCTGCAGAAGCATGTCCGCCGTGACGGCGTCCGTCACGTCGTTCTTCATCCACACGAGCGAGCGCTCGTGAATCAGATCGATCGTGACCGGGGCGGTCGCGCCGTCCGCGACCACGGGGCCGAGGTCGGCGAAGAATCCGATCGGAATGAGTCCCGTGCCGACCGCACCTGGCTTGATCGACCCGTCGCCGGTATCGACGCAAGCGAGACCGCCAGGGTACGCCGTACTGCCGTCGGCGAGACCGTTGACGCCGCTGAACTGAAGCCGCGTCGCGAGCGTGCGACGGGTCATGCGCGAATTGCTGAGGCTCATTTCCCGGACTCCTTCTTCGCGGTCAGTGAAGCGAGCATCGTCTTCGCCTCGTCGGCGTTCATCACGGCGTACGTCGAGTGCACGCCTGCGTGCTTCACGGTCGCGGTTTCGTGGTAGAGACCCATGCCGCGGTCGATCTCTTCGGCGAGCTCGGGGCGCACGGTCGGCCCGGTGCCCTGCTCTTTGCCGCGCGTCGCGGTGACGTGGTCCGCAGCGGCGGGGTTCGGGCGGGTAACCGGGATCGCGGCGAGCACGCGCTTGACCTTCTCGAGCGGGAACTCGTCCAGCATCGCGATCGTCTCTTTGCCGAGATCCTTCCGCGTTGCGTAGATCGCCTTGCGGTCCTCGGCCTCGAATCGCGCCTCGAGCGCGGCGTTCCGTGCCTCGAGCGACGCGAGTCGCGAAGCGGCGCGCGCGGCGGCCTTCGTGTCCTCGTCGTCCGCGTCGTCCTTCGCGTCCTTCTTGTCCGCGTCGTCGGCCGCGTCCTTCTTGTCCTCGGCCTCCTTCTTCGGCGGGGGCGCCGCGGGGGCCTTGCTCGACGGGGGCGCTTCGTCGCCATCACCACCGTCGTCGCCCGCATCGGCGGACTTCGCCTTCGGGAGCATCGACTTCAGCGCCTTGCGCGCCGCCTCGGCGTCTTCGCCGTCGCCCTCTCGCGCCATGCGCGCGAGCTCTGCCAAGACCTCATGGTATTTCATACCGTCTCTCCGTGTCTCGTTGGTTGCCTCGACACCCGCGCGAGACGCGAGAGCCGTAACCGAATGCGTTGCAGGGTTGTTCGTCAAGGCAGTGTTCAAGTAAGACACTACCTCATTCGTCTCAGGATCGCAATCGTACGCCGGGGAGAAGTATCGCCACTCGGGGGGATCTTTCGTCAACCCGTCCCGAACGGTGTCCGTCCACTCGACGTTGACCGCCCAGAGATCTCCGTCGCGGACTTCGAGTTGATGCCAGCCGACCGCCTTGCGAACATCGATGGGGGACATCGGATTCAGCGATAGGTGATCGACGTCGATCGAGTACAGATTCCCCCTGTTTTCCTGCTCGGTCATGAGCAGGTCTGCGCTTCGCGGCGAGAACACTGTGTCGCCGTGGTCCGTCATGTTCGATCCCGCGTGCCAAATTCGGAACGCGATCGGCATGCCCGTGACGTTGCGCTCGACGTCGTCCGACTGCTTGAAGATGAGGGTATCGCACCTCTTGATCTTCTTCACTGCAGCACCTCGTCCGTACCCACGTTCGGCTCAAGCGGCTCGGTGTCGGGGGTTGGGATCGGCGGGGGCGTGCCGTCGGG